AGAACGGCGACCTAATGCCTGTGCCTGTGGATGCGTTCAACCACGCAATAGATGCTATCAGATACGCACTTAATGATGTTATCGGATATAACACGATTAAGGCTATTAAGGGTTTACGGTTATAAGTCCGATTTTTATTTTTTTATACTGTTTTAAGGGAGGTACTTTATGTATCAGGTACAAACAGACAACACGGATATTAACGCAAAAAATGTAGAGAATTGGATAAACACATTTACAACAAGTATATTGCCCGAACGTAAAAAATACGGCGATTATTATGACGGCAAGAACGCAATAATTAAGCAGGGAGCGGTTGAAAACAGACCTAATTACTCAATTAACGTTAATATGGCAAAATACATTATTGATGTGGCAACGGCTTATACTTTTGGTGTTCCTGTTACTTATAAGACGGATAACGAGCAACAAAAGGCAATATTAGACAAGTTGCAGTATATTTTGAAAAACTGTAATGCAAATAAGGTAGATTTCAAGCAGGGCGGTGATATGTCAACATACGGTGTATCGTATCAGTTGATACTTGCACCGAATGAGAACAAGTCTATATTTTCTAAATTACGCAGGCAGCCAAAGATTGAGGATAGAATCAGAATAAAGAGTTTATCACCGTTGCAGACATTCTATGTGGTTGACAGTACAATTCTTGAAAACCCTGTATGTGCCGTGTATATGTATGAATACACAGAAAATAATGTCAATATGGTGCGTGTCTATGTGTATGATGACACGTTTTTATATGTTTTTAACGGAACAGGCGGAACAATAGGCAATTTAGAGAGCAAAGAGGCTCATAATATGGGTGCTATTCCTGTAATTCAATGTATGAATAATGAGGATGCTTATAGCGATATTCAGGGGGTTATTGACCTGTTAGACAGTTTGAGCCTTTGTGTATCTAATAATACAGACGATTTACAGAGTATAGCAAACGCGATTTTATTCGTTAGCGGTGCAGGGTTGAATGAGGAACAAGTCGCAAATATAAACACGACAAAAATTGCACAATCTCCGGCAAGCGGTGCAAAAATGGAATGGGTAATAAAGAATATTAACCCAGAGGCAACCAAACAACAAATAGATTATTTATTAGATTTTATTTTCCAAATATCACAAGTGCCTGATCTTACAGACGATGCTTTTGGCGGAAATCAGAGCGGAGTTGCTATGCAATATAAGTTATGGGGTATGGACCAGTTATGGATAACAAAGACCTCTAACTATGAGGAGGCTTTATATCAGCGACTACGCATATTGTTACACCTTTTACAATATCAATTTGACAGTAATGTGGCATTATTAGACGATATAACGATTACATTCAGCAAGAATTTACCGACCGATACGGCTAATATAATTGATACGGTTGTCAAGTTAAAGGGAATTGTGGCAGATGATACATTATTAGCACAGATACCGTTTGTTGAAGATGTCGAGGCTGAATTGGACAAGTTAGAGAAACAGACTGAACGTGAAGCCGATTTATACGGGTTTAATAATAATAAAGAGTTAGACAATGCCGAAGAAGAACAGGGATAGTCAGACATATTGGAACAACAGGGCAAGACTTGATAAATTAAAGGTTATAAAAACAGGCGAGCAGGGAATAGATAACCTTAAAAAGTTGTTGAGTTATAACCTTAAAAGTGTTCAACGGCAAATAAAAGAATTTTACGAGAAATACGGCGATAACCCTGCCGAAAACTTGTCTTATGAGGAGTTTAAGCAATATAAGTGCAAATTAGGGTTAAAAGCAAAGGCAAACCCGCAAGATAAAACTTTACAAAGAATTGCAAGACAGGATATTCCGAAATATAGAATAGACCGTTTAAGAGCATTGGAAACAGATTTACAAATAATGCTCACAGAGGCGACTAACGGACAGCAGAGGGGCATTTATAACACTCTTAAAGATGTTGCAAGTGTATCGGAGGCAACGGCTGTTAAACGGTTTGCTAACGGTTTAGATTTGGTGTTTGACCGTATCGCAGGCAAGAAGTTAGAAAAGATATTAACAAGTAATTGGAGCGGTAAGGTTTGGAGCGATAGACTTTGGACTGACAGAGCAAAGGTCGGGCAAAAGGTAACGGCTATATTAGAGGAGGGTATTCCGCAGGGCTTTTCAATGCAGAAAATGACAAGAGAACTGCAACAAGCAACAGGGCAGAGTTTTAATAATGCTTTCCGGTTGATAAGAACAGAATCAAGTTTTGTTGATAGTTCTGTTAGGTTGGAAGAGTTTAAGCAGGCAAAAGAGGAATTAGGCTATACATATTATATTTATGATGCGTTTTTAGATAGTAGAACATCTGAAATATGCCGAGATTTAGACAAAGAGCATATCCCTATTGACGAGGCAGAAATAGGGGTTAACTTCCCACCTATGCACCCGAATTGTCGTTCAACCTGCGTATTAGATACAAGCAGTATTGAGGATAATTTAGACGATTTAATGCGGTAAATGTCCGATTTAAGACATTGCATAATAAAAGTATGTTGTTAGAACAGTAAAACTAACATTCTGTATAGGACAGTAAAACTAAAAGGAGTAAAGACAAATGACAGAACAAGCAGAAACCACGTTTACACAGGCTGACATTGACAAAATCAATGCAGACCACGAGAACGCACTCAAAGAGTTGGAAACAAGACTAAAAGGCGAGCAGGACAGAAAAGTTGATGCTGCTATCAAGAAAACCAAAGCAGAGATTGAGGAACAGGCAAAAAGAGCAAATATGTCTGAACTCGAAAAAGCAACGGCAGAACTTGAAGAGTACAAAACAAAGTATCAAGAGCAAGCGGATATTAACGCAATAGCAAGCCAAAAAGACGAAACAAGAAAACTTATGAACGAGTTAGGGGTTGATGCAAGTTGTTTAGACTTTGTATTTATTCCAAAAGATAGTGACGGAACAAAGGCAAGAGTAAAAGCCTTTAAAGAGTATATAGACAAAGTGAAAAAAGAAACTTTTGAGGGTGGAGTACAGTCAACAGTTCCGAACACAGGTAAAGAAGTAGAAACAGACCCATTTTTAGAGGGTTTTAACCAAAGGTAAAAGGAGTAAAAAATGACAGTTAATTTGGCATCAAAGTATTCAGCAAAAGTTGATGAAAGATTTGCGTTTTCTTCAATTACAAACGCATTAGTAAACAATGATTATGATTGGACTGGGGTAAACACAATTCACGTTTATTCAATCCCAACAGTAGCAACAGGTGCATATACTCGTTCAGGTGATAACAGATATGGTACACCTGCAGAATTGCAAGATACTGTTGCAGATTACACAATTACACAAGATAGAGCATTTACATTTACAGTTGACAAAGGTAATGACTTACAACAACTTGGTGTTAAAAATGCAGGTAGAGCATTGGCAAGAGAAATTGATGAAGTTATCGTTCCTGAAATTGATAAATACCGTTTAGGTAAAATTATTGCAGGTGCTGGCAACGTTGATGCAAGTGTAACAATTACTAAAAACAATGCTTATGAACAAGTGCTTGCAGGTATGGAAAAATTAGGCGAAGATAAAGTTCCTGTTGCAGGTAGAATTATCGTAGCACCTTACGCATTCTTTACTAAAATCAGACAAGATGCAGCGTTCTTGTCAGCAAACGATATTGCACAAGCACAAAAATTAAACGGTCAAGTAGGAACTATTGAGGGTATGCCTTTAATTCTTGCACCGAGTGATTATTTCACAGAGGGTACAAACTTCTTAATTGTTCACCCGATTGCAACAGTTGCACCTATGCAGTTAAGTGAATACAGAACTCACATTGACCCTCCTGGAATTTCAGGTGCATTGGTTGAGGGTAGATTTATTCACGATGCATTTGTACTTGAAAACAAAGCAAACGCTATCTACTTGTCAAAATCAGTAGCATAGGAGGTATTTATGCAATTAAAAAAAGGCGATAGAATAGAAAATGTAACAGATGCTATTCTAATCGAGGCATTTAAGCAAAGTGGTTATACTGAATTAAAAGCTGAAAAGGTTGAAGAACCAAAGGAAGCAGAGCAACCAAAACCAAAAGCAAAGAAAAAAGGTTAATTAAAGGGGGATTTATTCCCCCTGCCTTTTATGAGGAGTAAAAATGGGAAACAATTTTGATATTATAAAAGAATATGTCTTAAAACTTAGCGACCGTGAGGACACAGAAAAATTAGACTTGCAGATTGAGTGTTATATTAACGAGATACTTGCTTATCTTAACCGTGACTGTGTGTGTGAGTGTATGGAGTTGCCTATTGCACAGGCTATCGTTGACGAGTTAGACAGAAAAGACTTTACAACAAAGGCGATAGGGTGCGAGGGCAATATAACCTCGTACAAAGAGGGCGATATGTCAATTAGTTTGGGTAGTGTTGATTCAGCAACGGTAAACGGTTCTACCGTTAAATATGGCGGTAAATTAGAGGGGTTTAAGTTAATAACGGGGTTAAAAAGATGTTTAGGTTAGACAGATGCACGATTAAACGACCGACAAAAACAAAAGTAAATGGCGAGGTTATATATAATCCAGAGTCTGAAACGATTTACTCTGATATACCGTGTCATTTATCGGTTAAGTCATTGAGTGCCGTTAATCAGTCTGACAGTACGGCTAAGGTGTTGTTAGATTATGTTTTGTTTATTGATACAAATTTGGGTGTAACCATTAACAAAAACGATATTATTGAGGTTATAACAGGCACAGGCGAGCAAGTTTATAATTTACGGGCAGGCGAAAGCAAAAAATACCCTATGACTATACAGACCCATTGTGAACTTAATAAGGTGGCATAATGTTTGACGATTACCGTAAAAAATTAGAGGGTATCGGGGCGAACTCTGATAAGGTATTTAAAAAAGTAGCCAAGCAGGGTGCTAATTTCTTTCAAAAAGAGGCGGTTAGGCTAACAGACCAAGAGAAGTTAGTTGATACGGGTACATATAAGCGGAATTGGACAGGCGAACAGGCAGAGATTGAGGGCGAGCAGGCTATAATTGGTGCTAACCCGATAGAGTATGCAAGTTATTTGGAAGAGGGG